ATACTTACAAACACCTCTAGTCCACATTTGTAAGTTAGTATTAACATCTAATCTGTTATTAAACAGATCTTCTAATATTTCTTTAATTCTATCTGATTCAGAATAGATCGTTAAAATCTGACCCTTTTCTGACATTGTAGTAGACTCTTCTGCATATATGTCTAATGCTGCCGATATTTCAGGAGTAAACTCCATTGCTTCATAATCATAATAAGCCGCCAATCTATTTGGTTCATAATAAACCGATTGGTTATAAAGAGATTGATCTAACTTAGTCCACTTATCAGCAATGTATTGACTTTGTTGAGCCTGTAACATTGCTTTCTCATAATCTTCTCTATTATCTGTTTTTAATAATTCATCTTTACTGAAATTAAATGAAGGTGCCTGTGTTACCTGAGGTTTACCCGGATAACCAAACATCTTTGTTAATTTCTGAAATACAGTTAAATTTTGATTTGCCATTCTATATAAATACTTTTCTTTATAATATAAACTAAAATAATGATAAACTAAACATTATCTACGTCTACCAAATAACCAAGAATTCTCTTGATATGTTTGTTTACTGACATTCATGTTTTTATCTTGATAATATAAATTATTATTATCCGTTCCCATCGAACCTATTTGATCAAATGCAGTACCGTATGAATAAAAAGATTTACTTGTCTCATATGATCTTTCACTCATAGTCCAAGAATCTAACATCGCTTTGTTCGCATTTTCATTCTTTTGTAATAAATTAAATGATACATCTGCGGCATATAACGCCATCGACATACCCATAATAGCGTCATCGTGAGCTCCTTTCATGTGATCAGGTCTACCGTTCATATAAACAAACGTATTAAGTTCGTTTAATAATCTTGCAGATCTAACAATAAATCCTTTTCTAAGTTGTTCTTCAAATGCTGCAACAATTTGAGTTCTTTTGTTATTAAAATTAAGACCTGGTATTTTCTCCATCGCCTTAGCATTATAGTCCCAAATGTTTTGAGTATTAACACCCTCAACGTATACATTTTTGTAATTTAATTCAGTTAATTTTCTTGATGTTGCAACTCCCATTCCACCTGTAATATCCGTTACAATAAATGCATTACCATATAGGATAGCCCATTTGTATGCGACTGCCGCTAAGTCGTCCGGAGGTATTTTACCAATATATTCCGCAACCTGTTCCCTATCATCAAAATCTATGATTGATATTGCAGAAAAATCCTCACTATCTCCTCTACTCACATCTACTCCCATAATATAACGATGACCGATGATCGGTTCTTTCCATTGCCAAAAAGTTGCTTGCATGTATTTCTCAATAGGTTCTCTAATCATATTTTTAGCAATATTTTCTTGAATATCGCCAGGAATGACGCCATCTCCTGAACCTAAGAAATCACATTCCAACTCCTGAGCAATTTTACGTCTATCGTATTTAAATTTCTTTGACATTGATTCAAACCACGAAGAAAATGGTTTATAACCATCCTCTAAAAGTTTGTTATATTCTTTCATATCAAAATCATGTAAAACAACTTCATCATCATTATATTGTTCTCTATTCAACATGTAATGACAGATGTCTTGACACTTAACCCAATGTAAATCTTTCGTATAACGAGGGTCTTTAAACCATCTTAAATCTGTAATATGGAAATCATTGATTCCGCGTAATGCTTGGTCGTAAACACCATAATATATAGGGTCATAACCATTTGGTGTAGAGATAAGAATAATCTTACCTCCTGTTGATAGGGATGCCATAGATGCCGCCCAAAAGTCATCTCCCGCTTCAATATAGGCGGCCTCATCAAATACAAGTATGGTGGGCGTATAACCACGAAGGGCATCCGCAGATGTTGCAACCGCCTTAACCTCACAACCATTATTTAATCTAAATCTACTCTCTGAGTTTTTATCTGGCGAGAACCCAACATTTAACCAATCAGGCCATTGTTCTAAAAAATGTCTAACCTTATTAGCCATCTCCACCGCCGTATCTCGTTTGTTTGCAATAAGTAGAACTCTCTCAGGGTTATCGGGTTTCGCTAATTGTAATTTTTTCGATAACCATGCTGCAGTTACTGTTGTAACACCGGCCTGTCTATATTTTCTTGTAATGTTTTCGTTGTAGTCTTCGTAGTCCTTAATTAACTGAATTTGATCTTCAAACAAATCCATCGGGACATACTTTTTCTGTGTATTATCGAATGTTTGTAAATACGTTCTAAGTGCATACGGAGTATCTTTTATAATCTTCGCATACTCAATTAATTGTTCCGTTCTAGTATTCATATATGTATAAATACAAAAAAAGGTGGTTATTGTAAACCACCTTTGTATTATTTCGTAGGTCTATCTAAACCTAATTCATCAAATAGACTGTCATCGTCGTCCTCTTCGTCATCGTTGGATAATGAAATACCAGGAATACCCGATATAAAATCTTTTAAATCGTCATTATCAGTTTCATCACTAATACTTGTTAAATCTTCGTCAAATTCCGCCATCGTTTGTTCATAATCGTAATTGTTGATGTCCTCTTCAATCGCACGAACCAATGTTTCCATTAAACGATTTCCGTTTTCAGATTTAGAAACAACTTCTTTCATGAATACTAAAAATTCTTTTGCTGGTTTCTTGAAAATATGTTGGAATACCATTAATTGGATGATTCCTTTAGTTTCATCTGTTAATACGTCTTCAGGGAATGTTGATCTAATTCTGTCCCAAATAGCTGGTCCTAAACGTAAATCCCACATTTCTTTTTCTAATGTATCTTCACTTTCTTCAATATCACTAAAATCTTCTTCATTACCTTCTTCGTCTCTTGGTCTTCCTTGTATTGCAACTAACTCCAAAGTTCCTTTAATTAATTCGTGTATTAAAACTGGAAAGTTTACCGCTCTTGCTTTAATTGTCGGTGGGTCTGTTTGTCTATCAACATCTTCTCTACCTGCAATATTACCGCCAGATTGTCCCATTGCTTTCATTTGTTCATCAGGTAATTGCCAATATAATGCGTCATTTACTGACATCATAATACCGTAAAGACCAATAATTCTATCGTTTCCAACAATTTGTCTAACTCTATCTTCAACAAAATGATACATGTAATGACCTCTTTTAGAAGCACCTTGTATAATTGTGTTTATAAATCTTCTTTTTGCTTTTTCTAAGTCAAGTTTCTCTAAATCATTAACAATTTCAATTTCATTACCAAAATTCATTTCTTCTTGACCACCTTCTTCTTCACCACCTTGTTCTTCCTCATCGTGATTGAAGTCTTCAGGGTTAAACTCACCCATACCGATAATACGTGCATCATATTGAACCGATCCTTCAGGAATACCTAATTCCTTCATTACTAACTCAACAGCTAACTCCTCTAATTCTCTTCTGTGATTTTGTTCAAATTGTAAGATTTGATTATGTGCACTCATCATTTGTTGCATCAAAGGAGATAAACCTTGCATACCCCTCATAGGAGTGTTCGCGCCGGTGTATTGTCTCATTTTAGCAACAACTTGTCTATATCTTTCTGAAGCTAATAGTTCTTGGAAATTCTTGTTAGGTTCATCCCCCGTCTTAGGAAAAGGTATTTTTTTCAACGGAGTTTCGCCCGCCGCTAAGTCATCTTGTACTCCTTGGTCAGGTCTATCCTGACTATCAAAATCCATTGGCATTTCATTCAAATTTTCTTGAATTAAAGATAAGAGTTTTTTCTTAGAAAATTGCATTTTAACTTACTTTTTTTTCTCCTCAGCTATTTTAGCCTTTGGTTTAGGGTTTGTTCCAGGTCCAGGTTGAAAAGGAGTTTTTCTTGGGTCTTCTCTTCTTGTTGGAGTTGGTTTTGTACCTGGTTTAGTTGATGGTGCCGGTTTTGATGGTGCAGTTTTTGGTTCCGCACTTGCAATAGCATCATATGACATAAACTCAGGAATACCATTGTGACCCTTTTTTACTTTAGGTCCATGTTGAACCATTGTATCAGACTCATTAAGTTTAGTTTGAATAAGTTCCATAATTTCGTTTTTAGACGTAAAGCTATGAAAATTTTTGTTTTCTACCAAACCTTTAACCCAATTTTTTATTTCTTTAACATCTTCTTTTTTACACTTACATTTAGATTCTACCTTTCCACAATCATCACATTTTTTAATATTCTTAAGTTGCGGAAAATCTTCTTTAGATTTCTCTAACGCTTTTCTACTTCTTTCATTGTGGTAATCGCCCTCTTCTACTTCACCTTCTTTCTTTTCTTTTCTCTTATTATAACCATTAAAATCTGGACTTGGAGGTTTTCCTGGGTTATATGGATTTTTTCCCCTTTTTTCTTTTGATTCATTATCTTTTTTCCAACTATTGACAAATTTACCAAGTTCTTTTTCAACTTCATGATCTTCAGGATCTCTACCTAAATCTTTTTTTAATTTTTCTTTGGTTGCACCTATCATAATACCATGTAAAGATTCGTCCACTTCTTCCTCTTCAGTTTCATCAACTTCTTTTTTCTTAGGAGTAGATTTCTTTTTAGGAGTTCCGCCAAATACCGTTGAACTACTTGATTTTGAACCTTTAATAGTTAAACCCATATCAACCTCATTTACATCTTCTTTTTTACACTTACATTTTGATTTAACACAATCACATTTATCACAATAGTCGTTTTCTTTAACTTCACCTTTCTTTTCTTTGTTTAAAATTGCAAAGTCATCAGAATCAATTTTACCGTTGTCATTCTTATCCAAAACTTTTTGGTTACCCTTAAGTTCTTCGTAAGCTTCAATGGTTTTATTTTGTTTTTTTGCACTATCGACTTTTTGTTGATATTGAGGATCTTTTTTAGATATCATCATATCTTCTTCACTTAACATTCTTGATGCTAATTGAATAAGTTGATTGTCGCTGAATTTAACTAATGTTTTTTCTGAGAAACCTTCTTTAATTAATTTCTCTACTAATTCTGTTCTTTTCATGATTCCTTGAATTTTATTTCTTCTTTTAAGAGGATAAACCCTCTTGATTTTAATTTCTTTGTTACATTCTCTATTGGTTCACCAAATTTAAATGTCAATCTTTCTTCCGTGTTCTCAAAGTCAAACTTTTCCCAAGCCATCGAAATTACACCATCTACAGCATCAATAACTCCGAAATGATCGGAGTCTTGAACTAATTCTAATTGTAAATCTGTATCTTTTAATAAACCAACTACGTCAACATATTCGATGTCAGGTGATTTAGACCGTTGACAAGCCGAAGCAGGTATAACGAACCAATCGCCCATATCAATTTCAGTGGTCTCACTGAATACGAATTCGTATTGTTTTTGACCTTTGTAATCTGAACCGATTTCATTGACATATATTAGATGCATTTTTTATTTAAAATATTTGCTTAACGTCGTTCCAATTGCATTATTGATTTCACTTTTCATTTCGTCTAAGTCTAATTCTTGAACTTCTTCTTCGTCCATTCCTTCTTCCTTAATTGCATATTTTGATAAATCAATTTCGTCCGTATCCATAGGTGTGTTCACAAACTCATCTAAAGCGGCCATAGAATCATATTCATTCATATCCGCCGGTGTTTCTTCAGGAGCCGGTGCAGGTTCTTCACCTGTCGGTTCGTCCATACCAACTCCACCCTCTTCTTCTTCTCTTTCAAATTTCTTAGAAATATCTTCAATATCTTCATCAGATAATTTATCTAAATCAACTGCAGAAATGATCATGTTTAAAATGTATTTGATGTCATCACTTTCCATTCTATCGTGCAAATCTCTTAATTCTTGACCTAATTTACCAGCGTATTTTTGAGCTTCAGCCATGTAAGATGATCTCTTACCTGCGTCCTCATCTTCACCGCCTTCAGCAGGTGGCATATCTGTAGGTGCGTCCATTGGAGCATCACCACCTTCAGCAGATGGAGGAGGAACATCACCTGATGCGTCAGCCGCAGGTGCTGGAGGTAAATCCATCGGTGCTTCAGGCATTGGAGCCTCTTGTTGAGGTTTGTTTTGCTTTAACACATATTTTGTTGCTTCCTGTAGTTCTTCCTGTCCTTTCAACAATTCAAGTCGTTTGAACGCTTCGGCATACGAAGAGAACTTATTCTTGTTCTTCATGAACATTCCACCGATATAATCGAGTGATGATTCATTTAATCCTCTCTTTACATAGTAACCGTCTTTTTCTTTAACGACACCATATACACCCCCGTTTTTAGATTCTTTCACTAATTCGGGTTTACTCGAAGAACGACTATTATTTTTATTACTGTTGAAGTATGTTAATTCAAGGATTCTTTTTAACTTGTCATCCCCGTTTAATTTTTCACTTCCTAGTGGTTTTAATTCTGCCATTTTATAAAATTGTTAAGATATACTTATTCTTATCCTATAAATACATAGATATATAGAAAAATTAGGTATAATTATTGTGTTATAGACAATTTCCTGTCCTTAAGTTGTGTTTTTAGCTTTAAAAGTTTTTGGATATATCCGTTTCTTCTTAATAATTTGAATGTTAGATTTTCGTAAGAATACTCTCCTCCCGATTCTAAACCACTCTGTCTAAATTCTTTTATCTTCTTTCTAAGATCTTCAAGTTGATCAATTGTAATCTCTTTTGGGTTTTGTGTTAGACGATCTATTCTTTTTCCAAACTCCTCACCTTTTTCTAAGATCTTTCTATCGTCGATATTTGGGTTATCTTTTTTAGGTTCCACAATCCATTTATTATGTAATATAGAATAAACTCCTGAGGATATATGTTCTTCATTTACGTCTTGTACATAAACCTCAACATCATAACCTTTTATTTTAATATCGTGTTTTTCATTCCAAACGTTTTTCTTTGCATCAAAAAACTCTTTTAAGATGTCCATTTCGTATTTGGATTCTTCAAAGTCAATAAGAATGTGTAAATCAACATCTGAGTATTGTGACCAATTGTAATTCGCCAAAGATCCTGTAAGAATTATATCGTGTATAAAAAATTCAACTCCTAAACTCTCAATAAAATCATTTGAAATCTCTAAAAGTCTTTTCTTAATTTCATCACGCATAACAAAATGACCTTTTACCTCATCAAATATTTGATTAGATAAAGTTTCCTTTGTCTCGAAAGATTTCACAATTTGTTTGTCTTTCTTTTTTCCCTCAATAAGTTCTTCAAATAAACTCATCCTTTTTTTGTGTACTTATGTACTTTAGCGATGTTTTCGTTAAAGTGTTTTCCTTGAGACTCAGCTAACCTAAATTTGGTGAACTTAGACCAAGGAACTTTATTATACTCATAAATACTTCCGTTATTGAATATAACGGTCAAATCTTCAGTTTCGGTATTGTAAGTGGCTTCTTTAAGATTGGATGATTGTACGATGACAGTAATAAGTTTACCATCAATTTTTTCAGATATTATTCCCATAATGTATGTTTTATAGATTATAGATAATAAATATCAAAAAATAAACCCCTCATTTAGAGGGGTTTAAGTTTAATTAGATAGTTCTAACTTTTTTGTATTTGTAAGTCTTAGCGATACTTTCGTTTAAGAACTTACCTTGTGACTTAGCCAATCTAAACTGTGTAAAAGTTTTAGAAGG